CGCTCTGCTACTATCGCCTTATTCTCGTATGATGACGAAGATATGATGAAAGCTAAAACTGGTAATTGGTTTATCGACAATCCTCAAAGGGGTCGTTCTAACAACTCGGCTGTGATTGTGCGGAATGAGATTAGTAAAGAAGACTTCTCTAAGTTTATGAGCTCAATTAAAGAGTTTGGCGAGCCTGGATTCTACTTTGTAGAAGATAAAGACTTTACAACTAACCCCTGTGTTGAGATTGGTATGTACCCTCAGATAGATGGTAAATCAGGTTGGCAGGGATGTAACCTAACTGAGATCAATGGTGGTAAATGTAGAACTCCAGAAGAGTTTTATAAAGCTTGTCGTGCAGGTGCTATTATGGGCACGTTACAAGCTGGATATACTGACTTTAAATACTTAGAAGAAACAAGTAAAGATATTTTTGATAGAGAAGCCTTACTTGGAGTTTCTATTACAGGATGGATGAATAACCCGGAGGTACTACTAAATGATGATATACAACGACAAGGCGCGAGTATTGTCAAATCTGTTAATGCTGAAGTCGCCAAACTTATTGGAATTAATGCTGCTGCCAGAACAACCTGTGTTAAACCATCAGGTAATGCTTCAGTTTTATTGGAAACTGCTAGCGGTATTCATGCTGAGCACAGCCCTCGGTATTTGCGTCACATACAGTTAAATAAAGAAACAGAAGTAGCTCAGCTCATCGCCAAGACTAATCCTTACATGGTAGAAGAGTCTGTGTGGAATGCTAATAACACAGATTATTGTGTAGCATTTCCAATCATTGCTCCAGAAGGATCTTTATATAGAGAAGAGTTATATGGAACTGACTTATTAGAGAAAGTTAAGTTAGTACAAAATAACTGGGTAGAAGCTGGTACAAATGTAGAGCTGTGTGCTGATCCTCGCATTCGTCATAATGTATCTAATACTGTAACTGTTATGCCTCATCAGTGGTCTCAAGTAGAAGACTATGTGTTTGATAATCGTCATTCGTTTGCTGGTATCTCTTTCCTAGCAGGTATGGGTGATAAAGACTTTAATCAAGCTCCTATGACAGAAGTTCTAACTGAAGAACAAATTGTTGCGAAGTATGGTAAGGCTGCTTTATTTGCTTCTGGTTTGATTGTAGATACACGTAAGTCAGGTTTCCGTGATCTATGGGATGCTACTATGCAAGCTCAGACTCCAGCTGAGTATAGAGGAGAGATCTCTGATCTTAATGCAGAGTGGATTCGTCGTTTTAATAAGTTTGCTAATAACTACTTTATGAATGATACAAAAGAAGCAGAATATTGTCTTAAAGATGTATTCTTACTACATAAATGGACTAAAGCTCAACAAAATTTATCTCCTATTGATTTTGTGTCTCAGTTAGAGGTAAAGAAGTTTACTGATGTTGATACTATTGGTTCGGCAGCATGTGTAGGAGGTGCTTGTGAGATCACTTTTTAAATGGATAAGCTTGTTACGTAAAGAGGGTGGCTCATGGTCACCTTTTATATTATTTCTTAATGCATGGCACAATAACAAGCACTGGCATCCAGAAGGTGATTGGCCATATGGTATGAGAAAAAGAGACAAAAGTCAACATCGCCTATATACATCGAAATACGAAGACTTGTGTATGTAGGAGATCAAATGGAAGAAGAGTATTGGACTGAGTGTGTTGCATGTGATACTGAGTCACAGGTGCTAGTTGTAGATAGCGAAGAGATACCTCAATTCTGTCCAATGTGCGGTAGTCCAATGGAATTTCAAGTAGTAGAAGAGTGATAAATAATCCCATCGAAAGGTGGGATTTTTTTTATGTGGTTATACAATGATAATCAGTTTGACGATACTCCAGAAGAGTATCAGGGATTCGTGTACTTAATAACTGAATTAGAAACTAACAAGAAATACATTGGCAAGAAGTTCTTTTGGAAACCTAAAACATTACCTATAACTAAAACAAGAAAAAGACGTGTTAAAACTCGAGTAGAATCTGACTGGCGTTCATACTATGGAAGTTCTAAAGAGGTGCAGGAGCTTGTAGAAGACAAGGGCTCTGATAGCTTTAAACGTGAGATTCTAAGGTTGTGTAGGACGAAGGGTGAGTGTAGCTACTTCGAAGCTAAATACCAATTTGAAAATGACGTGTTGCTTCGCGACGATTTTTACAATGAATTTATAGGATGTAAGATTCATAGTAAACATCTAAAGGAAGTAAAATGTACGAATACAGATGCAAAGTACTTAAAGTTGTCGACGGAGATACAGTCGATGTAGATATTGAGCTAGGGTTTGGAATTGTTTTATCTGATGAGCGAGTACGTGTCATGGGTATCGATACTCCTGAATCCAGAACAAGAGATAAAGTAGAAGACTTATTTGGTGAAGCTGCTAAAGCTAGAGTTAAAGAACTTATGAAAGAGAAGGTGATTCTTAAGACTCAGATTGCTAAAGATGGCGAAGATATGAAAGGTAAGTTTGGACGTGTACTTGGCGACTTTGAAATAGAATATAAAGATAAAAATAACAATTACTCTATGAAGACACTTACAGAGATACTCATAGAAGAGGGTCATGCAGTACCTTATATGGGCGGTAGTAAAGAAGAAGTACAAGCTATGCATATGAGAAACCGCACTCGTTTATTAGGTGAGGGTGTAGTTTCTCAAGAAGATTATGACAAAGCTGTAGAGAAAATGAAAAAGTAGTTGCACTTCTGAGCGACTACTATATAATCATTATATAAGATGTGGAGGTGGGATATATGATCCTTGTTGATTATAGCGCTATTGCTATTAGTAATGTAGTAACTCAAAAATTAGATATTGAAGAAGATTTAATTCGTCACATGATTCTTAATAGTTTAAGATTGCATAGAGCTAAACATCGAGAAAAGTTTGGTGAATTAGTTCTATGTATTGACGGTTCTAAGAACTGGCGTAGAGAAATTTATCCTCAATACAAATACAAACGTAAAGATGCTCGCAAGGAATCTAAGATGGACTGGAGCGAGGTCTTTCGTATTATGAATATGGTCAAAGAAGAGCTCAAAGAGAACTTTCCATACAAAGTAGTAGAGGTAGATGAAGTAGAAGCAGATGATATCATCGGGGTTTTATGCGAAGACACTCAAGAGTTCGGTCGTGGTGAAGATGTTATGATTATCTCTGGGGATAAAGACTTTGCTCAACTTCAAAAGTATAGTAATATACACCAATACTCTCCTATAACAAGAAAATATATTAAAGAAGCTACTCCTCGTAAGCAACTTATGGAGCTTATACTTAAGGGTGATACTGCTGATGGTGTACCTAATGTGCTATCAGGAGACAATGTATTTGTAGAGGGTGAGCGTCAGACTCCTCTGAGGCAAAAGAAAATTGACGAACTAATAAACGATCCTAAAGCACTTGGAGAAGAAGTTTATCGCAACTATCTACGTAATAAAAAGTTAATAGACTTAACCGAAACCCCTGAACCTCTAAAAGAAAAGATTATATATAACTATGAAAGCCAGGATAAGTGGAATAACAAAAGTAAAGTGTTTCCTTATCTTGTTGAGAAACGTTGTCGTAGATTATTAGAAGATGTAAAGGATTTCATTTGATATGGTGAATCAAACAACATTATATACTTTTGAACATTTAGAAAAAGTATCTAAAGCTAAAACCAAAGCTGATAAAATAAAACTCTTACAAGAACAAAACCATAACTGGGCATTAAAAGACTTACTTAGAGGTACTTTTGATGATGCTGTAGAATGGTTACTTCCAGCAGGGCCAGTACCATATGAGCCTGCTGCAGATAATTCTCATCCATCTAATTGGACTCAACATAATAAGAAACTAGCTTATTTTGTAAAGGGAGGTCAAGGAGAAAAGATGAATACAATAAAAAGAGAAAAGATGTTTTTAGATATTCTCGAGACTGTGCACCCTCGAGATGCAGAGCTTCTTGCTGGTATGATCAATAAGAAGTTACCAATTAAAGGTGTCACAAAAGCTCTAGTAAAGGAGGCTTTTCCAAATCTAATCTTGCGTTAATTTATAGGAGAAATATTTACTTATGAGTAAAATACAACTTGATAGACTAAAAAAAGATTTAATAGAACTTAACAGTTATATGGATAAAGTAAAACAAAAAGGTAAGTTAGATCTTTTATCAAAGTTGAAACGTAAACACGATTTTTTAAAATCTAAATTGGAAACTTCAAGCTAGGAGGGGGGACTAGCGCAAGCTAGTCCCTTTAATATATGCCAACATACACTATGATTAACTTAAAAACTAATGAAGAAAAAGATATGGTATTATCTTTAGCTGAGAGAGAAGAGCTTTTAGCTACTGGAGAATATAAACAAAGACTTGCTACATCGAAATTTATATCTCAGCATGGTATGACAATTAATAAAGCTGGTAGCGGCTGGAAGGATGTGTTAGGTAAAGTCTCAAGTGGCTCACCTCGTAATAATATGAATACATAATGCAACGAAAAAAATCCGTTAATAATTCTATGACGGTTAGATTAGATGATCTTCTCCAATTTGACCCTTTAACATTAAATCAAGAACAAGCATTTAAATCTTGGGCAGATGGAGACAATCTTGTCTTAACTGGTACAGCAGGTACAGGTAAAACTTTTCTTGCTCTATATCTTGCTTTAGAAGAAATGCTAGATAATAATACAGAATATGAAAAAATATTATTAGTAAGATCAATGGTACCTACTAGAGAGATGGGATTTCTTCCTGGCGATAAAGAAGCTAAGGAAGATGTTTTTCTATCTCCTTACAAAGGTATATGTTGTGAACTATTTGGAGATAAATCTTCGTATAGTAAGATGGTTTCTGCTGGCCAGTTAAAGTTTGAATCCACTTCTTATATAAGAGGAACAACATTTGATAATTCTATATTAATAGTAGATGAAATGCAGAATTTAAATTTTCATGAATTAGATTCTGTTATCACCAGAGTAGGTAGACATAGTAAAATTATCTTTAGTGGGGATTATAAACAAAGTGATTTTAAGTATGATGATGACAAGCAAGGTATAATTAAATTTTTACAAATAGTTGAACAATTGAAGAACTTCACTATAATTAACTTTGGATGGGAAGACATTGTAAGGTCTGATTTCGTCCGAGATTATATTATGACAAAAGAAATGCTAGGATACTAAGAGGATAATATGGCAAAATATTCTAGGTACGACCCCCGTAATAAAAAACGAGGTAATCATAAATCACAATCAGAAAATAAAGACTTGCGATTACGAGAGATTAATGACAGGGATGACCGAGTCCTTTTACAAGAAGTAATGCATGACGATGAGTATGACTATGAAAACCTTGACAACCAACAGCTCAACGGATAGTCTTCCTAATTTTATCCATATAATTCCAGTTGAAAATCATAAAATCTATAAAACTATTTTACTTGATAAAATAGATGAGATGAAAACACGTTATGATATTCAATTAAATGAAAAAGGATATTATTATGATTATAATATGTCAAAAGCTGAAAGACCTTATCAGATAGTATTTGAAGATATACTATCAAATGTATGTGTGGATATAGAAGAATATTATGGATTAAAAATTACAAGTTTTGGTAAACCATGGTTTCAGCAGTATATTCAAGGGTCGGATTTTGGCTGGCATCAGCATGGTGGTCATTGGGCAGTAGTATACTATGTTGAATTACCAGAGATGACAGAAGCAACCGAGTTTTTAAACTTTGGTCAATTTAATGTAAAAGAAGGTGATATAATATTCTTTCCTACCTTCTTAATACATAGATCTCCTGTTATAAAAAGTAAGTTACAAAAAACTGTAATTGCTACTAATGTGGATTTTCAAGTTGATAGGGATATGATAGCTCAATATGGCGAACAATATTTTAGGCATAGATGATCATTATTTAAGGTTTCCAACTGATGGATGGGGAGGGACAGATCTTAATAATTTAGATATGATTACTCCCTGGTATGACATACAACAAAGAGTTAATCCTAAAAAGGTAATAGAAATTGGCATGTTTGCAGGCCATGCCTCTTTGTTAATGATGAAAGTATTTGAGAACTTAGAGTCGTTAGTGAGTTATGATCCTAGTGGAACGTCTGAAAGAAATGCTAAGCAGATAAAAAAACATTATTCTCAATTTACTTTTTACAGAGAACCTATATGGGGTAATGAAGATAGACATACAGATATTGATTTAATATTTGTTGATGGTTGTCATGAAGATGATTATCCTATTAAAGATATTAAATCATGCATGAAGATAAAACCAAGATATATTCTTGCTGATAATTTAGAAAAACCTGATGTTCGAATCGCAACTAAACTACATTATAAGTTATGGGATGTTAAATATGATCCTATATACTACTTTTATTCTAATATTAAATATAGCACTATTACAAAAAAAACATTAAAGTCTCCAGGTATAATGGGTCTATTTAAAATGGAAGGAAATTATGTCTCTCTTTGAAATTCTTGTTAAGCGGTATGAGTTTGAACAATTAGTGTCGTTTCGAAAAACTTTTGATTTACCGAGCTATGAAGGTGATATTAATAATTTAAAATACTTCATAAATAACGGTCATAAGAATAACCGGTTCCGTAAAAATTTTAATAGAGCAATGGAGCTAGCTAATGAGATAGTTAAATATTATGGATCTATGGAAACATTGGATAAACGATTGGAGAGATAATTTAGGTAAAACTGATATCCGGTGGAAGACCACTGTAGGTATTGGCGATACAATGTATGGTATGAACATAGCTTATATGAGAGCGTTTATAAACCAAAAACCTACCAATTTTAATTTACATTTTTATCATTCAAAAGATTATTTTTATCACTACGAAGATCCTGATACAGTTTATGAAAGATTTGAATACGTAAAGCAACGTTATATGTGGCCTGAAATGGTTAACTTAGATGTAGTAATTGATAGTAAAGATTATGCTTTATATAAAACATTCTATACTGGCATACAAAGGCGATCGCGATCTGAACTTTATAGATACTGGGCTTTGGATCCTACTATAGATACAACTCCTATTTCTAGAAAAATATGTTTTTGGAGACCAACAAATAATCTTAGACAACAAATAGGTAATGATAAACACATCTTGCTTGATTGGGAATGGCAGCGATTAGCAGATAGGTTAACTGATTTTGGTTGGGATATAGTAGAGATTGATTATAGAACTCCTATAAGTGAAGCTATGTATCATATACGTACATGTGAGTGTTGTTTGTCTTATGAAGGGATGTGGCATTATATTGCAAAAAATTTATTTAAACCTCATGTTGTAATTAGTACTGCAGGTATCTCATCCTGGCATACTCCAGCTGCTGTTATTACTGAGAACGGGTTTTATATAGATAAAGATTTAAAAAAGTTTGAATATATGGTTGAGCAGGCTACAGAAAAAGCTCATAATTATAAACAATTATTTCATAAATTTGTTAACGGATGGTAAGATGGAAATAGATCGTGCAGTAATAGAAGTAAATGGTGGATGTAACTATACTTGCCAAATGTGTCCTCAAACAACATCAGAAGGTAAAACAGGAGCTAGAGGTAAAAACTGGACTGGTATAATGCCTTTAGATGAGTTTAAAGGATATGTTAACCAGTTAGTTGATAAAGGTCTAAACGTAGTTAATCTAGATGGATCTGGCGAAGCAACCACTATAAGAAATTTACCTGAGTATATCAAAGTAGTTACTGATGCTGGAGTTCAATCTGTTATATTCTCCAATGGATATAGAATGCATGGTAACTATATGCAAGAATGTGTAGATGCAGGTCTTGGATTTTTTAGATTTTCTATAGTCGGATATTCTTATGAAACATATCGTAAATGGATGAACAGTAAAAATTTCTATCGTACCATTTCTAACTTACATGAAATGAAACGCTACGTAGTTAAGTCAAAATCTAAATGCACAGTTGCGACTTATCATCTTATATTAGATAATAACAACATAGAGTATGAAGTAGAAGAGTATAAAAAAATAGTAACAAGTGCAAATGTACAAACAGAGATTTGGAAGATGCATAATTGGAGTGGAGTTTATGAACCAGATTACGATAGAGAAGGCAGTAGAAAAACTTGTGGTAGACCATTTTCCCCGGATCTTGTTATTAGAGCTGGTGGTCTTAACGGTGCCACTGGTGCTGTACATCCTTGCTGCCAAGTATTAGGAAGAGATGATGAAGCTGTTTTAGGTCATGGATCAAAAAATTCTTTAGAAGATATCTGGTATGGTGATAAATATAATCAACTAAGAAAAGACCACGAACTAGGCAATTGGCCTAGCTATTGCGAAGGATGTGACTTTTTAATTGATGATCCAGAAGTATTAGTATATACCAATCATGGTCGAGAAAATTATAAAATGTATGGCACAAAATTTAGCTTGGAAGATTACAGATGACAGACCTTACTCCGGTACCAGTATTTAATTTATATAATCCAGATGATTATTTAGATTGGACAGAAAGACAAACTATTGATAAGCTGTTTGGAGCATTTAATTATCCAGTATCTCATCAAACTTATGTCACAGTAGGAGATATTAACAGATGTCAAGAAACATTAGGGATTCCTCATATTAATGTAATGAAATATGATTTCTCTGTTCCTGAGATTAGGCAGTGGTATACTTTTATAAATGTGCTTAGAAAAGCAAGAGTGTATGAAAGTTTCATAATAACTTTTCCAGGTAAAAAAACAATGAACCCATTGCATGAAGGTATGGCATTACATAGATTTGTGAGGATAGATAATAATACTTATTATCTACATCGAGTTGAAGCGCAAAGAATAATTTCAGAAGTATTAAGCCATAGAAGAATACGATCTTCTGTAAAAAATTATTTAAAAAATTTAAATATATATTTTAACAGAGAGCAATCCGAAGCTCGATCAAAAGGAATATCCCCAGCTAGAACTAATCTTCGAGACATAGAAATAGCAGATATGAGAATGGTGAACTATAAACAAACATGAAGGTTTATATGATAGGGATGGATGACCATCCCATTTCTGTTATGTATAAAAGGTCTGTTCTTCCTAGTTGGAAAGATTATAAGGTTGTAGAGTTTGCAGCAACTACTCCTAAAGATTTAATTTATAAGAATAAATTAGAATTTAATATTAAATCGGCAGGTAAAAAACGAGAATTTACATTAACAGAAAAAGCTGTTTGGTACAGCCATTTTGAATTATGGTGTAAGTGTATTAATGAAGGCCCTATTATAATATTAGAACATGATTCTATGTTAATTAAACCTTTACCTGACTTATCAAAAGAAGGGTATAAGTTTTTATCTTTTATTAACCGAGACTTTGGAAAGGAAGGTAAACATATTGCACCAGGATCTGGATACTACATTACTCCAGTTATAGCAGAACGACTTGTAGCTAGAGCTGTTTGTAAACCAATAACTCAAAATAGCGATGGTCATTTATCTACTGTAATGAACTGGCGTAAACAAATTGAAATGAATGATTTCTACTATATTGAACAAGTTAATTTTGATGGTCTAAATACTATAGACCACAAAAATCCTAATAGAAAATTTATAGGACTAGATTATGAAAACATTGATATACCAAGTATACACAGGCAAGCGTAAAAAACTTTACGACTTCTGTACCGCTTCCGTAAAAAAATATGCTGATAGAATTGGTGCTGACTATATAGTTCAGCGTCAACCTATACTTATGATTAAACCTGATATCTTTCAGACAAACAGATCAAATGAATCTTATATGAAATATGGGGGCTTTCTTCCTATTTACGAGAAAGAGAATGCATTTGCTTATTTTAGATCATATGATAAGATAGCGTTAATTGATGGAGATATCTTTATTAGAGATTCTGCTCCAAATATATTTGATCAGATAGATGATACCTACGACTTTGCTGGTGTTATTGAAAGAGAGATGCCTCTTAACGATAGATATGTTGCTAAAATAACAAACTATTCTCGAATGCAGTATGGTAATATTAAAAATGTAGATTGGAAGTGGAATAAAAAAGGTGCAGAGTTCTTTAACATGGGTATGATGCTCATGAATAAATCAATGGGTAAATATTTAAATGGAGAAACACCTGCACAGTTTTTAAGACGTCCTAGATTTAAACCATTTATTGATGGTATGGGTCCTTGGAAATGGTCTA